CGAAAGAATCCAAGCTGATTTTCAGGCGCAACGTGAAGAGTGGCGTGGTGAAGTCAGGGCGATGCCGGAGCACGAGAAGCATCTTGCTCTCGCGAAGAAAGCGATTGCGTCCGACCTTGCGTCGGAAGACTTTCGCGAGCTTGTATCGGCACCGGATAGCTGGCTCGGCGATCATCCGGCGGTTGTTGGTTTTTTGGCTAATGTAGGTGCAATGATATCGGAAGACAGCTTCCTTCATGGCACCACGCGATCTGCGCCGAAAGATACGGCGCATGTTCTGTTCCCAACTATGAAATAGCAGATAGCTGCTATAAGGAGTTTATACAATGGCAACTATTGGTGGCACGAACGTAACGCTTATGGACACCGCCAGGCGTCTTGATCCGAATGGCAAAATTGACAAGGTGGTAGAGATACTCGCCGAAAAGAACGAGTGGCTTGACGATATGGTGTGGAAAGAGGGTAACCTCCCTACCGGGCACATGGTCACTATCCGCACGGGACTTCCTACCGGTACGTGGCGCAAGCTGAACTACGGTGTCGCGCAGGAAAAGAGCACCACGCAGCAGGTTGTGGACACTGCGGGTATGCTTGAATCTTACGCACAGGTGGACGTTGATCTGGCCAAGCTCAACGGCAACACTGCGGCGTGGCGGCTATCGGAAGACAAAGCGTTCATTGAGGGTATGAGCCAAACAATGGCGACAACGTTGGCGTATGGGGATACGGATCTGTATCCTGAACGGTTTCTCGGGTTTGCGCCGAGATTCGACGATTTGAGCGCGGGCAATGCCGACAACATTATCGCGGGCGACGGTTCCGGGTCGGATAACACGTCGGTTTGGCTGATCGGTTGGGGGGACGATACGGTGTATGGAATCTACCCTAAAGGCAGTGTTGCGGGTCTTCAGGTTAAAGACTTGGGCGAACATACCTACACTGATTCAAGCGGGCTGATGCATCAGGTTCTGCGGTCGCACTACCAGTGGAAAGCCGGGCTCACGGTCAAAAATTGGAAGTACATTGTTCGCATCTGCAACATTGATGTCAGCAACTTGACAAAGAACGGCTCGACCGGCTCTGACCTCGTCGATCTGATGACCCAGGCATTGGAGCAGATTGAAGAGTTGCAGAGTGTGCGTCCGGCATTTTACTGCAACCGCACCGTCCGGAGCTTCTTGCGTCGGCAGATATCGAATCGGAACAACGTCAACCTGACGTTCGATACCGTAGCGGGTAAGCGGACCCTGATGTTTGATGAAGTTCCGGTTCGTCGCTCAGACAAGATTCTCAATACCGAAAGCACCGTATCCTAACAGCACGTAATGAAAAGGAGACGACATAATGATTATTGACAAACAGCTTGAATTCAGTGACGCACAGGCTCTTACGGCAACGGCTGAGTCTACCAATAAGCTTGACACCACGGTTTTGGGCGATGCGATCAATGAACTTCGGTTGGTTATTCAGGTGTCTACCACCCTCGATTCTGCGGGGGATGCCGCGACATTGGACGTGACGTTGCAGACTGATACGGTGGAGAACTTCGCTTCTCCTACTACTATTGCTACTATTGCGCAAATTGCGGAAGCTACGCTGGTTGCAGGCTACCGTATATGCAATATCCGTCTTCCTGCTGAAGTAGCTGAACGATACCTTCGGGTGTACTACACAGTGGGTACGGAGAACTTCACGTCGGGTAATGTTGATGCGTTCTTGACTATGGACGCACAGACTAACGAGAATCCGTCATAGGCTAAACAGGAAAGGGTATCGGGCATGAGCACAAAGTACAGAGCTATTCGCGATAGTTATGGCTTTCGTGGGTACCACTGGGAGAAGGGCGAGGAAACAGAGGTAAACCGTTTTGAATTGGATGATCCAGCACTTGCTCACTTTGAGCGTGTGTCCGATATCCCGGAGGACGTCTCGGCTAAACAGCTTCCTAAAGGGGGGCACATAGCTGAAGATGAGGTACCGTCTGCGTCTACCATGAAGCGTGCACCTCGTAGGCGTAAAACTAAAGTACAAAACGAAGTTACGCCACGGGCACCTCGTAGGCGTAAGACTAAACTGCAAGAAGGAGCTACGCCGTTGGGGTAGCCCGATTGAATAGGAGCGCGAATCATGGGCAGAACATATGTCCCCGGAGGCTTCGATCTTGGAAGTCTTGCCATTGACGGGACGGAAGTCACGTCAACCGGAGCTGAGTTGAACATACTCGATGGGGTTACCGCAACTACTGCTGAGTTGAACATCCTAGATGGGGTTACTTCGACTACAGCAGAGCTGAATATCCTTGATGGGGTTACTTCGACTACGGCTGAGTTGAATATCCTTGACGGGGTGACTGCGGCTACTGCTGAGGTCAATGTGCTGGATGTGAGCGCACAAACCGCTATGACACCGGGTACCGGGATATCCACCGGCACAGGTACGTTGTGTAAATACAATGTAAGTCGTATCGGGAGCTTGTACCGCACCACTATCGTCATCGATCTTACCGGGCTGCGCAGTACGGCTGCCGATGATATCATCGGAGTTGACGGGACGGCCCTGTACTGCCATATCGGGCAGATTACGGCGGCGGTTAACGGCACGATATTTGCAGGCAGTATCACTTGTCTGGAAGCTCCTGCCGGTGGTGACCCGGATATCGATCTATATTCAGCTACGGAAGGAACCGGCACGGAGGACGACGCCATTTCCGGCCTGACTGCAACGCAGCTTATTAACGCAGGTGATCACGCAGCCAACGCATTCAAGAGTCTCACCGCATATCCTGCGGCGGACGAGTACCTGTACTTGGTCGCGGGTGACACCACGGATGCGGACTACACTGCCGGTATACTGGTCATTGAACTGTTCGGATCCTAAGCAGAGCAGGGCGCACCCGCTATGTCATACACTCAAGTCCAAATATGCAATCTGGCGCTGACGCGAATGGGTGCCAACGGGCACATCCAGTCCCTAAGCGAAGCAAGTGAAGAAGCCTACAGCTGTTCGCGTCTTTTCGATCCTACTTTGCGTGCAGCTTTGCGGATGTACGCATGGGGTTTCGCTACGGAAACTGACACACTTGCTCTTTTGTCGGAAACGCCTGATGACTATGAATATGCGTATTCGCTACCTAGCGGGTGCGTCCGCCCTCTCTACATTCTCCCGAAACAGGATCCGCCTTTAGCGTTTGAGGTTCGAGGGAATAAACTCTACACTGACGTAGAGGAAGCTGTTCTTAAATACACACAGTATGTGGACAATCCCGGGATGTATGATGACGCATTTGTCGAAGCGTTCAGCTATCGGTTGGCCGCCGACCTAGCGCTTCCGCTTGCGTCTGATGTAGCGCTTCAAGAGCGGATGCTCGGTCTGGCGGAGCGATCGGTTAGCGCCGCGAAAGTTGCGGATGCGCGTCAAGGTAAGTCCGTACGATCTTCGCATTCAGATATAGTGAGTGCTCGGGCATGATTCGTATTCCGGATATGCAAGCGTCTTGGATATCGGGCGAGCTTTCGCCTAGCCTCTCCGGTAGGAGGGACTTGGCCAAGTACAACTCGGGTGCGGCAACTCTATTGAACATGTTGGTGCACCCGCAAGGCGGTGCGAGCAACCGCCCCGGCACGGAGTATATAGGGGAGGCGATAGGCCCTTCCCGGCTTATTCCGTTTACTTTTTCAGTAACGCAAGCCTATGGGCTGGAGTTTAGCGAGTATGTGCTGCGTGTTATCAAAGATGGTGGGTTCGTGCTTCATGACCTAGTTGACTCCGCAGTGTACAAGTGGACGCAATCAGTGACCACACCGGGTGAATACCATCTGGAGCGGCTCGCCGGCGGGGACCCCGGACTGTTGGAAGTTACTGTCGTGTACGAAGACGGTACGGAAATGACAGCCGGAACAGTGGGGTCGCTGGCTGCGGGCGAGTGGGGTTGGGGCGATAACGATACTTTGGGATACAACACGTTGTACGGCAAGCTTACTGTCGGAGGTGACCCTGACGCACAGGTGGACGGGTATGTTCAGTCAATTTACCAAACAACCAGTCCATACGCTTTTGCCGACTTGGCTGAGGTGAAGTACAGCCAGGACGCAGACAACCTATATCTCGCTCATCCGTCGTATCCGCAAAAGCGTCTTACCCGCACGGATCACGATGCGTGGACCTTTACCACCCACACACTCTCGCCTAGCACATCCCCTCCCCCGGATGCAGGGGCACAGCCAAGCGTCACTGCGGCTGGCAACTTACGTGAAGTGTACTACCGTGTGGCGCGTATCGCGGCTACCGGTGAAGAGTCGCTACCGGGCAGCACCGTGTCTACAACCGTGGATGAGCCCTGGATATCGGGGGCATGGGTCGAGGTATTTTGGAATGACCTACAGTCCGCAACGTATAAGTGGACCCAAGTAGGTGTGACAAACGAATGGTACTTGGAGCTCGCCGCCGGCGGGGACCCCGGCCTGGCAGAGCCGGTGGACGTGTATTCCCGAGAGGCTACAGGTAGCCCTAAAAACACGCCGCAAGCCATGACGCCCGGCACAGTGACGAGTCTGGCCGCAGGAGAATGGGACTATGCGTTGGATCCCGGAGCGACCTTTTCCACCATTTACGTACGTATTATCGGTAGCGGTGACCCTAATGCCGGAGCAGCCGGGTACCTGACATATAAAGCCGCAGACGACTACGAATATGCTGTGTACAAAAGCTCACGGGGGTTCTTTGGTTGGGTTGGCTCGGTGTCCACTCCGTGGCTGATAGACGACAATATCGATCCGGACACATCTTTAGGCGTTCAGGTGGAAGATGATCCGTTTCCCGGTGCGGATGACTATCCGGGTGCAGTCGGGATATTCGAGCAGCGACTATTTTGGGCGCGAACAAACAACGCTCCGCAGACGCTGTTCGGCAGCCAATCCGGGCTGTTCGGGAACGCTTCGAAGTCTACTCCTTTACGAGATACCGACGCCATAGATGCCGCTATCTATAGCCGTCAGGTTAACGAGATACGGCATTTGGTTCCGCTTAAATCGCTGTTGGTTCTGACGAGCGGCACTGAATGGACCATGTCTCGGGGGGACAATACCGATGCAGTGACTCCGAATAGTGTTCGGTTTGATGTGCAGGGCTACCGGGGGGCGTCACAAGTCCCGCCGCTTACCATAGGTAACGAGGTGCTCTTCGTGCAACGTGGGGGAAAGGTGGTTCGTGGGCTGGCATATGCGATTACAGCTGAAGGATATACCAGCGACGACTACACGGTCATGTCCCGCCATTTGTTCGAGAATCGGACGATAACAGAATGGTGTTACCAACAGGATCCGGACAGTGTTGTGTGGTGTGTGTGCAGTGACGGCGTGCTTTTAGGGCTCACCTACTTACGTGAACACGAAGTGTGGGCATGGCATAGGCACACCACAGAAGGGCGGGTAGAGAGCATATGCTACGTTGAGGGTGACACAAGCGACGATGTGTACATGGTAGTCAATCGTACGATCAATGGAATAACTAAACGGTATGTCGAGCTGCTCAAAGCTCGGCTGCCGGATGACGAAGACGTGCGCGGAGCGTGGTTCGTAGACTCAGGATTGGAGTATGTCGCACCGGAGATTGTCATAATCGATGCCACACAGGCCGACCCGGTGGTGGTTACTACGGCGACGGCGCACGGTCTGGCGAACGATGACGTAGTGCTGATCTCCGAGGTAAGTGGCATGACCGAGCTTAACGGCAATAAATATTGGGTAGCCAATAAGACTGCGGACACGTTTGAGCTGAATACGTATAACGGAGAGGATATTGACGGAACCGGATTTACGGCATATACCTCCAGTGGGGTGGTGCAGAAAGGCGTGACTACGCTTTCCGGATTCGATCATCTTGAGGGCGAACTGCTGGCGGTGCTGGCGGATGGGAACGTGATCCCCGGTCTGACCGTATCGTCGGGAGCGATCACGCTTCCGCAAGCGGCATTCCGTGTTATCGGCGGCATGCCATATGTCTCTGATTTGGAGACAATGCAGCTCGATGTGGACAGTGCCACTGCCACTCAGAGTCGTAAGCGCAAGATAGGGGACGTGTTGTTCCGCATGCACAACACACGCGGCGGCTGGGTCGGACCTGATGCTGACAGCCTTGTAGAAGTCAAATATCGCGAAGACGAGGACTACGACGAAGCGACCCGGCTGTTTACTGGAGACAAGAAACAAGCGATTAGGCAAAAATGGGGGTACGAAGGGCGCGTATTTGTACGCCAAACAGATCCGCTTCCGATTACAGTGTTGGCGATTATACCGGAGATGGTCGTTGGAGGTTAAAGTAGTAACAGCGACGCGGAATCATGCCCACGCCATGGCTCCTCATATGCGTAAGAAGGACGCAGCTGAGGTGTGGGCGGCGTACCATCACTGCCCGAAAGAAGCGCTGGTAAGGTCGTTACGCGCGTCTACTTCAGCGTGGACGGTGCTAGTAGACGGTACGCCGGTTATGATGTTTGGAGTAGGCAGCTTTAACCTTCTCGACTGCCAGGGGCACCCGTGGCTGCTAGCTACTGATAAGATACGGAACCTGGGAACACGTATTATACGTGGTACTCGTAAGTATCTGGATATAATGCTGGAGATGTATCCTGAATTGGTCAATTACGTAGATGCTAGGCAGACGTCTACGCTTCGCTGGCTGCGGTGGTGCGGGTTCAGCATACATGAAGCGCAGGACTTCGGCGCTGAAGGGTTGCCCTTCCATAAAGTAACGCTGAGAGGTAGGTCCTAATGTGTGAGCCCGTAACTCTAACTCTAGCGCTGGCTGGTATGGGGGTTAGCGCAGCAGGCAAGGCGATGCAGGCTAAAGCCCAACGTGAGGCCGGTAAGTACCAGCAGAAGGTCGCTGAGAATAACGCGATCGTCGCCGGTATGCAAGCGACTCAGAGAATCGCACAGGCGCGTGAGCAGAAGCGGAAGCTCGGGTTGCAGACGGC